GCCGAAATTCATTATATTCGGCGCGATTTAGAAATGAAAATAGGAGAGGAGCGTGATTATCAGGTACGTATTCGTTACAGACAACCTTTGCAAAAAGCAAAACTCATTAAAGCAGAAAACGGCATGTACATTATTTTTGATGAGCCGCAACGCGGAATCACCGCCGGACAATTTGCCGCTTGGTATGACGACGAAGAACTTATTGGTTCGGGAGTGATATTTGAATAAAATGGCATGATTTTTGCTGTTATTGTGTAGTGTATATGCGCAATACAAAAAAAATATTAATTAATTCAAAAAACAATGAATCCGTTGACTTTTTCTCGTTTGCGGAGTACATTATCGAAAATTATAACACCGCCGATGATATGACAAAGAAAAATTATAGGTTGCATTTAAACCGTCTTGAAAAATCAGGGGTGATGTCCGACACACTTATTACCGATATAGAGAAAATTCACGGTGAAAAGGCTTTGACATGGTTAGCACGTAAAGGAATTAACAGTAAGCCAGCAAGTTTCAAAACAGTTAAGGGGACTCTGACGGTCTTAAAAATGATAACTTCAACGGTATAAGATTATTCGCGCAAGCTGAGCGCAATGAAACAAAAGGCATAATCCCGAATGCCGCACAATTGAAATTTGCACAAAGTTATGTATACAAGGGACATTTTCGCGCTGAAACATGGCAGGAATATTGTGAAAAACGTGGATTTGATTATTACAAGGAGTAACAGAATTAATTAAATAACAAAAGCGAACGCAATGTCCGCCCTTGTTAATTCCCTATCTTCTGTGGTGTCCATCCCTGTCACGGTCTCTATCTCTGTCGCGGCCACGGTCTCGGTCTCTATCGCGGTCGCGGTCGTCAAAGCGGTCGCAGAATCCGCGCCCGAACATACGTCGGCAAACAGGGTTACGGCAACAAGCGCGCCTGAATGAAAAAGGCATATAACTATCCTCCGTTCTATGTAAATTTCCCAAAGGGATACAGCATTTTATGAAATTTGCAGGATATTGTGAATTTTGTAGTTTTATGAAAGGACTGGTTAAATGAAAGCGATTACAATTTATCAACCGCGGGCTTTGTTAATTGCTTGTGGTGAGAAAAAATACGAAACCCGCTCATGGGCTATACGTTATGTATCGGGCATGGTTGGCGAGCGACTTCTGCCAACCGATATATGAGGAATGGCTCACCGAGGCGGTTGCAAAAGGGCGAGTGAAAGCTCCGGGTTTTTTCGCGAATCCTGCAATCCGCAGAGCGTATAGCGGTGCGGAGTGGAACGGTCCGGCTCAAGGCTTGCTGAATCCTGTACAGGAAGTAAAAGCGGCGGTCATGCGGGTTGACAACAGCTTTTCTACCCGCGACCGCGAGGCACAGGAGATTAACGGCAGTGACTTTTATAAGAATGTTAAACAACGGCGGGGTGAGGAACGGCTTATGAAAAAGGTTGCTGAGGTTATGCGGGAAAGCGAATCCCGCCCCGATGATTAAGGGGAATAGGGGCGGGGTTGTAGCTATACTGTCTTATACATTTAACTTTTCTTTCAATGCTTGTTGAAGTGTTTGGGAAAAGTTAATTTTTGAATCCTCTGCTAAAGCGTTAAGCCATGACGGAATGGTTAAGGTTTTTTTGATGAATTTGTTTTCGGTGCGTCGCCGATAATCAGCTACATCTACCGAAATTAAGGTTGCAATATCACCCTTTTTTAATTTCAAGGAATTTATATCGGTCGGGTTTGGTATTTCGTCGCCGATATCTTCTAACTTACAGATTGCAGACGCAAGAAAATCCTCCGCCATAACCATACCCTCCGCAATATCTTTTCCCTGTGTAGCTCCCATTCTAATATCGGGAAAGATAATACAAAAGCCGTACCCTTCTTCCGGGGTAAAAATTGCGGGATATACGTGTCTAACTTGTTTCATTAGTAAAACCCTCCTGTTTAAATTATTTTGCAAGGGGTGAAGACTTAGGGTTTATTACAACCCTAAGTCTTTAAGTATCCGGTCTCTTGTGCCGTTGCATAAATCTTTTGAACCGTGTCGCGGAATTTGAGACCTTAGCCCGTTGGCGGGGTTAATATACCAGTCATGCCGTGAACCGTGGCTTTCAAACTTTACCCCTTGCTTTTTAACTTGGCGAACAAATTCAGATACTTTCATAGACGTCCCTCGCTTTCTGTTATCATTATAACACGTATTCAATACGTTGTCAAGCGTTTTATGCAAAAAAATATAAAAAATTTTTGAAAGGATATTATTTTTATGGAAAAAAACAAAATCATTTTTAATTCGGCAAGCGGACTGCTCGGCGGCGAAGCCCCCGACACCTCCGCTCTTGTAAAGCCTTTCTGGAATATCGTAGCGAGTTCCGGCGACAATCCGCCGGAGCTTATTTTATACGGCGATATTTCAAGTTATTCATGGTGGGGTGATTCAGAGCATGAAATAACCTCGCAACAATTCAACGAGGACTTGGACGCACTCGGCGACGTTTCGGAAATCATTGTGCGGATTAATTCATGGGGCGGCGAGGTGTTCGAGGCGGTCGCCATTTATACCCGGTTGAAAAATCATAAGGCGAAAATCACCGTTATAATTGACGGTGTGGCGGCAAGCGCGGCGACCATTATCGCAATGGCGGGTGATGTGATTAAGATTCCCGCAGCGGCGATGTTTATGATTCATGACCCAATGTGCGTATGTTACGGAAATCAAGCAGAGCATGAAAAAGCGGCGGGTATGTTGGAGTCGGTTAAAAACAGCATTATCGCCGCATATGCGTTGAAAACATCAAAAAGCGTTGAGGATATATCCGCACTGATGACTGCAGAAACGTGGTACACCGGACAAGAAGCGGTCAACGCGGGGTTCTGTGACGAGGTGCTTTTCGGCAAGGAAATCAAGATGATTGCCGCCGATATGTCGATTTTAGCGAGGTATAAGAACGCTCCTAAAGCGTTGTTAAATAAATTCACCCCTCCGGTGGAGGATAAACCGCCGCCTGTTAGCGGCACAAATCAAATTCAAAAAGGAGATGAAAGTATGGAAGGTCAAGTTGACGCAATTAAAACAGTCGAAGAGCTGAAAGCGGCATATCCCGATTTGACAAAACAGATTGAGGATTCCGCCGCGAAGGTATCCACCGAAGCAGAACGCAAACGTATTCAAGATATTGAGGGGGTTGCGATTGCGGGATTCGAGGAAGTGGTACAAAAGGCAAAATTTGGAGAAGAGCCGGTTGCCGCCGCAGATGTTGCAATGGCGATTATCGCGGCACAGAAACAACAGGCCGCGGCATATCTCGCGAATGTCGAAAAAGACATCGCATCGAGCGGAATGTCCGGGGTAGCACCGGAGGGTCATGAGGGAGGCGGGTCAAGTAAACCCCAAACACCCAATCAGAAAATGGCGGCGGCTAAAGCGGACGTTAAGGCTCTGCTTGGAGAGGAGAAGAAAGATGATTAATGAATTGAATCAAAAAGTCGGTGAAATGAGCTATGACGGGCTTATTTCCGACTTAAACCCGCCCGTTGAGGTGCGCGGTCGGGCAATTGCCAAATCCACGGAAAAACAGACTTTTGTACGCGGAACGATTTTTGCGAAATCTGCCGGGACGAATAAGCTGTATGTGTTGGGGAGCGTTCCCGAAGCCGGCGATACACTTTTGCCCGATTGTGTATTATGCGACGATACAACAGTCGGCACGGCTGATGATGTGAATGTCGCAGTGTATACGGCGGGGTGTTTTAATCCCGAAAAAACCACCGTTAAGGGCGGTTATGAAATAACGGAAACGGACTTTGACGAATTGCGGAAACGTAATATTGTATTCAAAGCCGTGTCTAATTAATAAGGAGGAGTTTAGATAATGGGTAATAACATTAATATTTTTGACACCTACCACTTGCTTGCGTTGATAGAGGAAAATACACCTGTTACGACGTTTTTCAAGGACAGGTATTTTCCGACCACCGAGGCGGATATATTCGAGTCGGACAAAGTATTGACCGAGTTCCGCAAGGGCGACCGAAAAATGGCGGCGTTTGTTTCCGAAAGAGCCGGGGACATTCCGGTTGACAGAGGCGGGTACGAAATCAACGAATACAAACCTGCGTATATCGCACCGTCGAGGGTACTTACGCTTGATGATTTGAAAAAGCGTGGATTCGGTGAAGCGTTGTTTTCGGGGCAGAGCCAAGCACAAAGAGCGGCTCGGATTGTGTTGCAGGATATGAAGGAGCTTGACATCAGAATCACCCGCCGCGAAGAGTGGATGTGCGCGCAGGTCATGATTAATAATTCTTATGAAATGCAGGAATATATTGATTCCAAAACAAAGGGAACGCCGCGTACAATACGGTTTTACGATACCGCGAGCGAGCATATTTACACGGTATCTACTCCGTGGAACGCGGCAAACGGTGCGTTTTGGGAAGACGTTAAGGCAATGTGCCGTATGCTATCAAAGCGCGGGTTGACGGCGGCAGATTTGGTATTAGGCAGTCAAGCGGCGGATTCCATTACCGATATTCCGAAGGTGCGCGACTTGCTTGATAACCGCAGAATGGAATACGGCTCGCTTAACCCCGAATTGACGACCCATCCGGGTGTTGCGTTTATGGGAACGCTTAATTTCGGCGGATTCAAGCTGAATCTGTTTGATGTTTCCCACAGCTACGTTGACGATAACGGAACGGAAAAAGCATACTTCCCGGCAACCTCTGCCATGGTGACCGCTCCCGGTTGCGGTCGGTTGATGTACGGTCAGATTACCCAAATCGACCATGGGCAGACCGACCATACCACCTATGCGAAAATCCGCGTGCCTAAGTTGGTTGTCGACCAAGACAACGATTCCCGCAAGTTGCGGCTCGGTACAAGACCGCTCGCCGCACCGAAAGATTATTGTCCGTATGTTTATGCGGCAAACGTAGTCAGTTGACAATTGACAGTTGACAGTTGACAGTTATTATATTTTTAAGAGAGAGGAAAAAAGTTATGTTGATTAAAATAATTCAAGGTACGTATGGTTACAGAAAAAGCGGCAAGGGGGCGGTCACTCCCAAAACACCCACCGACCCGCCCTTTGAGGTTTCGGCAGATGAGGGCAAAAGACTTATTGAGTTAAAAGTTGCCGAAGAATCAAAAAAATGACATTCAAGGAGTCTGTAAAGAAAGATATACACCGCGTATTCTTAAACGTCGACGAACACGCCGACTTGTCGGACGTTCAATATAACGGTAAGGATTATCATATTCCTGTTGTGATTGACCGCGACGGTGCGAGAGAGCGTGGGCGGTTGTCGAACGATAACAACGGCGGTCAGAAAATACAGGGCATTTATATTTCCGACATGGTGGTGTATATCTCGTTTGATGATTTGGGAATTGTCCCGCGTAAGGATACGCGAATCACGATTGACGGTGACGAGTACAGCGTTGTTAAATCTGCTGTTGACGCGGGAATAATTACGCTTGATTTGGAGGAATATGATGAGTAAGCAAGACGAGGAGCGTTAGCGATGATTAATATTGAAGTACAAAACAATTCCGTCGAAAGAATATCGAATTTGCTTGACAATATTCCGGGCGGCGCGTACCGTGCAATGGGGAACGCAATCGGTCGCGGCTTGACAACCGTGCGAAGCGAAACAATCAAGCAAATTCGGGAAGTATACGACATTAAGCAAAAAGACTTAATAAACGCAACCCATATAAAAACGCAAAAACCGACAGGCGGCGACGCGAGCGATATAATCGGGTATATTTCTTTCAGCGGGTATAAAATTCCGTTGGATAAGTTCAAGGTTTCGTCAACAAAAAAGGGAATCAAGGCAAGTCAGAAAAAAGGCGGCACGATGACATCTTTCGCTAATGCGTTTATGGCTAACCTAAGCGGTAATAAGTTTGTCGCGGAACGTGTTGGCAGCAGTCGGTTTCCGATTAAAGGGCTTTACGGTTCATCAACCGCGCAAATGGCGGGAAATGCTGTCGTATACGATGAGGTAGAAAAAGCGGCACAGGAAACAATCGACAAGCGCGTCGAGCATGAAATCACACGGTTACTAAACGGATATGGGAGGTAGATTATGACGGATATTGTTTTACTTGAACAATTAGAAAAGTTTATCAAAAAGCATACCGAGGATATTATACTTCCTGTTCGCGTTGTCAAAAACAAAACAACGGCGGAATATCAAGAAAAGAATCCTGTTGTTGAACGGCGTGCGGTTGAAATATTCAAAATGCGGTTGCCCGATAAGGACGCCGAAACAAACCGAATCCCGTATATACTCATGCAACTGTTGACCGGGAAAGATGATTTTGAACATTCAGTCGGGCATGATTGCGATTGTAAAATACGGTTGATTTTCGCGACCTATTCCGAGGACGGTCAAGAAGGGGCAATGGCGTTGATGAATGTATTAACGCGACTTCGCGTTGCTTTATTGCGTGAGCGGCAAGTCGGGCAGTTTCTGTTGCGGCTTCCGCTTGAACGGGTTGTATATCCCGACAATGTGAATCCGTACTATTTCGTCGAGATGTTACTGACATTTGAGATGCCGGAAGTAACACGGGAAATACCTATTGAAAATATTTTTTAAAAATTGATGTTGACAGAGGGTAATTGATGTGATATAATATGTACAGACAAGGACGGCACCTGTTCGAGCAGGACGGTCGTTCCGTATTTAGAATACTTGAGGAAACGCCGCCTTTCGCTTTAGAGGGTGGCTATTTCTTCTTGTGCATTAAGCACAATCCGACAACACCAATGATTACCAATGCGAATTGAAATAAATTGTCTAATGTAATCACGGTATCACCTCCTTAGAGGAACAACCGCGCCGCCTTGTCCTTTTGTATTCTACACCATAAATCGGCATTTGTCAACAAAAAAGTTAAACAAGAGCAATAATGAACTTAGGCGGCTACTTTTAGTAGTTGCCTTTTTCATATAAAAATTGAAAGAGAGGTAAATTATTAATGGCAAACACAAACCAAAACGTGTCCGATTCGGACACAACACCAACTACACCAACGCCGCCGCCAAAGAATAATAAGGCTAAGCCAAAACAGGACGGTATAACACAATTCGTATATGTAGGAATGTCGGTCGGTCGGTTGCAAAACAGCGCGGTTATTCAAGGCTCGCACAAGCAAATCACAGAGCATTACAGCGACGAAATCGCAGTATGCCCGGACATCGTACATTTAATTGTGCCGGTGTCAAAACTGTCCGCGACACGAGCAAAAATCAAAACAAGCGGCAATGCGTTAAACGAATACTATTCGCGTGTTGCCGCACAAGTAAATAAAGCAAAAAAAGAGCCAACGGGCGAATTTATTTCGCCCAAAGGCTTGACGAGGGGAGAAAAGCATGGATAACAGAAAATTCTTTCACGGCGTAAGAACAGTCCGCGAGCCTTCGCCGATGAATTCGCCGTTTACGGTGACAAGCGGCATTACGTTTGTTGTCGGGACTGCGCCCATTCACACGGTAGGCAGTGACTTGGTGAATGAACCTATCCGAGCGCGCAATTGGGGTGAAGCGGAACGGGTGTTCGGGTATAGTGAGGATTGGAAAAAATACGATATATGCGAGGTCATGTTCAGTCATTTTCGGCTGTACAACGCAAGCCCGGTTGTGTTCGTCAACGTCCTCGACCCGACAAAGCACAAAAAGTCCACCCCCGCGAAAGCGTTCCCGATTACGGGCGGCAGGGTACGCTTGCCTTTTGAGGCGCTCAAGTCTACCGTTAAAGCGACAAGTTATGTATTGGGGACTGACTATGAGTTATTTTACAATGACGGCGCACTTGTGTTGGAGATTTTAGAGGGCGGCGGAATTACGGCAGGATTGACCGAGCTGACAATCGGCTTTGATGAGGTTGACCCCTCAATGGTGACGGCGGCGGATATAATCGGCGGGTTGGATTTGGCTACAAACGAGCGCAGGGGGTTGGAAGTCATTGAGGCGGTATTCCCCAAATACGGAATTCTGCCGGATATTTGTATTTGTCCCAACCACTCAAGCAATCCCGAGGTCGCGGCGGTTATGGCGGCGAAAATGGAAAATTATAACAGCGTGTTCAACGGGAAAGCGTTAATTGATGTCGATACCGAGGCGGTTACGTTTTATGAGGATGTTCCCGATTGGAAAGACGATAACGGAATAACGGGCAAGTCGCAGGTGTTATGTTTTCCGCTCGTGCAAAACGGAACGCGAACCTTCCGAATGTCTACGCATATGGCGGGGCTTATGGCGGTTGTTGACGTAAGGAATGACAGTATTCCCTGTGAATCCCCGTCTAACAAGCAATTACTCATAGACAGTGTGGTAATCGCCGACGGTTCGGAGGTATTGCTTAGCTTACAACAGGCGAATTACCTCAACGCCAACGGTATAACAACTGCGTTGAACTTTAACGGGGAATTTAGGCTTTGGGGGAACTATACGGCGGTCTTCCCCAACTCCAACGACCCCGAGGAATACTTCCTGTATGCGTCGAGAATGTTCGACTGGGTGAGCAACACCGTCATTCTTACCCATTGGGACAGGGTGGACGGTATGCTGACCGAGCGGATTATCGAGAGCATTGTCGATACGCTGAACATTTGGTTTAACGGTCTTGTCACCAATCAACGGTTAATCGGCGGTCGAGCGGAGTTTCCGTCCGAGCTTAACAGCGTTGACGAGTTCCGCACCGGGAAAATCACATTTAAGCTGTACATTACGCCACCGGGAATTGCACAGGAAATTGTCAACGTGCTGACGTTCGACCCGTCGTATATTGAATCCATGTTGGCGAGATTAGGAGGGCAGACATGAATAACAACACCAAGAAAATAAACGAGACGACGATTTCGTTCAGCGTTTACGCGGGTGCGACCGAATACATCGGGACGGCGCAGGCGACGTTGCCGGAAATCGCGCTCAAGACCGAAAACATCAACGGCGCGGGGTTGCCGGGCGAGTATGAGGCTGTGATTACCGGGCAGACCAATGCGTTAAATATGAGCTTGCAGTTTCGTGGGTTGAGCCGTGATGTTGTCGCGTTAATGGCGAAAAACAACAATATCATTGAGCTTCGCCCCGTCAGCCAAGTCCGCGATTTGGGCGGTACGCCTCAGCTTGCGGCACAGAAGCACGTTTTTTCCTGCCAAGCGAAGAACCTTAAGCCGGGTGATATTGCCCCCGGTTCACCGCAGAATGTTACCGTTGATTTCGCGGTTTATCGTTGGGAAGCGTTCGAGAACGGCAAAAGTGTTCTTGAGATTGACAAGCTGAATTTTATTCACAAGATTAACGGCGTTGACCAGTTGGCAGAAATTCGTAAAATGATGGGTCGGGTGTGAATCTAAAACAAGAAAGGATTTGTTATGAAACATAATAAGAAAAACATTGATAATTACAACACATTTGAATTAAAGCTGAATCCGCCTCATGAGTTTGAGGGTCAGACGTATACCGCGTTGACTTTTGATTTCAGAAAACTTAAAGGCAAGGATTTTATTGATGTCGAGCGGGAAATGAACGATAACGGCGAGTATTCTGTTCGCTCGGCGAATGTTGAGCCGCGTTTCTTGTATAGAATCGCGGCAAAAGCGGGGAATATAGGGAGCGATGTCATTGAAAATCTTCCGTTGGGAAGTTTTAACAAAATTGTAAATGCGGCACGAAATTTTTTGAACTATACGGAATACAAGGAGATGTCGGACGATGGATAAGGGTACAGTGTTACCGACTTAGTAAAGGGTCGGGTACTCCTGTTCCGTATTGGCTGTCGCTCACATTGCCGGAGTTGTACGGGTGGTTCCCGGTGCATAATGAGGAGTGTAAGCTGAGGGAGAAATAGGGCGGGCTTTGCTCGTCCTGTTACATAAGCCAAACAAGAGCTTTTTTATAATTTTGTGCTTGACAAATATAACAACATATGTTATTATAAATTTATGTTAAGAATATGAAACGAGGTGGTTAATATGAAACCAAGTTTGAGAATTGAACAACCTAATAATACCAACCCCATAAGAATCACACGAGCGAAATCAAGATTGAAAAAAGATGTCACCGAAAAAAAGTATTATACAATTGAGGAAGTCGCCGGGGAAAATTGGCGTGACGGATTGGACGAAATTGAGGACGAGTGGGAATGAAATTTATTCCAAGACTTACAAAACACTCAAAAGTTGATTATAATAAATTAGACGGAAGTCAGAAAAAACATATCTTGAAATCATTCAAAAAAATCGAAGAGCACGGAATGAGAGCAGGACAGGAGTTATACGGGAAATTAGACGACTGCCGAAAACTTAAACATAAGAAATTGGGGTTGCGGGTGATTTTTCGTCAGTCAAGCGACGGGATTGAAATTATAGAAATCGTGGTTATCGGAAAACGTGATGATGATGAAGTCTATAATATAGCAGAAGAACGATTAGGGCGATAATAATACTTAGAAGACCGGAAACGGTCTTCTTTCCTTATATATAGCAAATTCAGAAAGGAGCGGTTATCATGGGTGGAAACAGGCGTTCATATGAACTAACCATGCAACTGAAAGCGGCTAAAGACGCAAATTTTGATAAAACCTTCAGCAGTTCAAAAGATGTCATTCGCAATATGCAATCGCAGTTGAACGACTTCAAAAAGTCGCAGGGTGATATTTCGGCGTTCCAAAAATCACAGTCGGCAATTGAGCAGTTGAACGCCAAGAAAAAGGAACTTGCCAATTCTTCCGGCGATAATACAAAAGCGATTGAAAAGCTCAATCAACAAATTGAAAAAGAAGAGTTGAACCTCGCTAAATTGGGTGAGAAACTCGACAAAGCCGGGGTTGATACAAAGAACCTTGCTACAGAGAAACAACGCTTGGGCGACGAGGTTGACAAGTTAAGTCAAAAACAAGAGAAACTTGCTACGCTTGAAAACTGGCAGCAGAAAAATTCCGAGGCTTTGAAAGCGGCACAGGCGGACTTCTTGAAAACGACCGCCGTTGTCGCGGCGGCGGGGGCGGCGTTTTATAAAGGATTCATTGAACCTGCGGCGAATTTTGAAGAACAGGCATCCGTAGTCAGAGCGATTTCGGGTGCTTCACAAGAGGAAATGCGGGAATTGAACGCACTCGCCAAGGAAATGGGTTCGACCACCAAATTCACCGCCGTAGAGTCGGGGCAAGCATACGAGTATATGGCTATGGCGGGTTGGGAAAGTCAACAGATGATGGCGGGGTTGCCGGGCATTATGAATCTCGCCGCCGCGTCGGGTGAGGACTTGGCTTCGGTTTCGGATATTGTCACCGATGCCATGACCGCGTTTAACATGACCGCAAACGAATCGGGGCGATTCGCTGACGTTTTAGCGGCGACCGCAACAGGCGCGAATACCAATGTCGGCATGATGGGCGAGACCTTTAAGCAAGTCGCGCCTTTAGCCGGGGCGATGAATTACAGCATAGAGGATATGTCTGTCGCAATCGGGTTAATGGCGAACGCAGGAATCAAGGGTTCGATGTCGGGAACGGCTCTTAAAAATATCATGACCAATCTTGTCAAGCCGACCGACGCGGTTGCAGCGTCTATGGATGCGTTGGATATTAAACTCGAAAACGCCGACGGTACAGCAAAATCGTTTGAAGAGGTTGTGCAGAATTTACGCGATGGTTTTGACGGTTTGAGCGAATCCGAGAAATCGGCGAATGCGGCGGCGATTGCCGGGAAATATGGGTTGTCGGGGTTGCTCGCGCTTGTTAATTCGAGCGATGAGGATTTCGCCAAGCTCACAGCGCAGATTAACAATTGCAACGGCGCGGCTAAGGAAATGGCGGACATAAGGCTTGATAATCTCAAGGGCGATATTACGCTTGCAAAATCGGCGTGGGACGGATTCGCGACGACGACCGGGGAAATATTCGTCCCTGCGGTGCGCGAGGGTGTGCAAAGTGTCACCGATATGATTAATCGGGTGCATGAGTGGGTCGGGGAGAATCCCGAAGCGGTCAAGGCTACCGTTACAACAACTTCTGCAATAGCGGGGTTGACCGTAGCGGTTAAAGGTGCGGCACTCGGCAAGCTTGCTTTAGCTAAAGAGGCTAAGAATTTAAAAATACTTTTCACGGGCGGAATCCCCGCCGCGAAAAGCTTTGCGGGTAGTTTAGCGGCAATCGGACCCTACGGATTAATAGCGGCGGGTGCCATTACTATTGTTACAGCCGCCGCGATTCAACATCAAAAATCAATAAAGGCATTAAGAGAGCAGTATGCCGACCCGTTATTATTTGATAACGGCGGGGTTAAATTGAGAGAATTGACCGAAAATCTGATTGAGAACACAAAATATCAGTACGAAAACGCACAGGCTGTTATTAATTCACGCGAGGAATTATCCGGTATTCGTTCAGAAATACAACACGCAAGCTCTGACCTTGATTTTTACGGGCGCAGCTTGAGGGAGAATGGGACGTTATCACCAAGCGAGGCGGCGGCGATGTATGAGCCGTTTAATAATTTAGCAACCGCTTTAGAAGATAATTTTCAAATTCGTTATGAAAATGTTTTTGAGGCATTTAAAATCGCATCCGGAAAAGTCGCGGAGGATTTAGGCGTTGACGTTGCTCATATATCGGGAGTGCTTGACGGTTTTAACGAAAGATATACCGGGAGGATGTCAGAATCCCGCGAGGTTACCAATTCTATAATCGAGCGCGCAAGAAACGGAGAGGAACTCACCCCCGAGGATTATGAAGCTCTGCATAAGGAAATGGAGTTTGTGCGCGCTATGGAATCCGCTACGTCTGAAGCGGCGCGCGAAATGCACAGGATTCAAGAAAATATAAACGGTATTGATTTTAACGATTATGACGGCGCATTAGCTGAAATAACGCGGTTGCAGGAATTTCGCGACGAGTATTTAGCGGCAATGGAAGAGGCGCATATCGCACTAAAAGACGACCACGCCGAGCTACGCAGGGCGGCAGAGGTTTTATATCAAGAAACAGGGGACATAAAAGCATATCAAGCCGAAATTGCCGCAATCTATATGTCGGAATCAATGGTTACCGAATCCATGCAAAGAGATGTTGACGAGTTTTTGGAAGAAGTAAGAGGGCTTGGCGGAGAAATACAAGCCACATTATTAGAGGCGAAGGGCGAAATTGAGGATAATATAGGTTATTGGGACGAGGTTTGGACGAGAGTTTTCACTTTGCCGGGTGCGAATAATGAACAAAAGGTTCAAGATAAAATGTTTGGTGAGGAGCTAAACGCGGCAATTGCCGGAGCGGAAGAGCTTGTAAACGGCACGGATTTATCTTTAACACTTCAAGCCGAAATTAACGAAGCCCCCGCGATTGAGCAAATCGACGAGTTAAGAAAAAGCATTTATGCCGACCCTGTAACTTTAATGGTATCAATACTCCCGCAAATCGGACGGCAACGCGGCGCACCGTGGAGAGAGCCGGTCGACGGTTCTCATGCTGACGGATTAGACTATGTACCGTATGACGGGTATATCGCCGAGCTTCACCGAGGCGAGCGGGTGTTGACGGCGGCAGAATCGGCGAATACTCCCTCTGTTGTTTCCGCATCGGCGGTGAGTTCGGGTGGTAATACAATCAGCCTTGTTTATAATCCTACAATTAATATAGAGGGGAACGCACCGGATAATTTAAAAGAGATTCTTGACGAACATTCTGAAAGAATTGTTGTTATGGTTAAAGATGTTCTGCAGGAAGATGCTTATAATGAAAGGCGGCGGCAGTATGGGTACCCTGATATTAACTTCGTTGATACCGATACCGAGCGACTTGTCAACGCTTTAATTCGCGGGTATGAGATGATTATAGGGCGAACGCTTTTTCCGGGTGACCCGGTGAGAGCGTTTATTTTATGGATTTGTTGTTGCGGACGGGCGGCAGACAAGTACACTGTCTTATATATTTTCGTCGTCAGATTTGACCGCCGGTATGTGTATGGAGCTTTCGGGCATTTATGAAATTGGAGGATTATTATGAACATAGAAAAAAGAATTACACTCGATATGCTTACATCGGAATCGGTGAGTATTTTGACGCAAAGGTTTATTGAGGGTGAACAGTTGGGAAAAGACCACAGACAGGCATTTTCCAACTCGGTACACGGAAGGGCGGGAATTGCCGCCGCTTTGGACGAATCACATTTAACGGCGGTTATGGCGATTTGGGGCGAATCTCCGACAATTGAAGAGCGCGTACAGCTAAAAACGAGCGAATTAAATGGTGGTGACATATAATGAACAATAAAACAATATTTGATACGATTTGCGGGATTCTCGGCGGTGTCGCAGGATTCCTTTTCGGTGCGATTGACGGGTTATTCTACGCTTTAGTGGCGTTCGCCGTACTCGACTACATAACCGGAGTCATAAGTGCGGTTATTCAGAAGAAGCTTTCAAGCCGGGTCGGGTTTGAGGGGATTTTTAAGAAAATCATGGTGTTTGTGGTAATCGCGGTCGCGAATATTATCGACGTTCATGTGTTCGCGGCGAGCGGGGTGCTGCGGACGGCGGCGATTTTCTTCTTTATCTCCAACGAGGGGTTGAGTATTCTCGAAAATGCGGGGCGAATGGGGCTTCCCATTCCTAAAAAATTGCTTGACGTGCTTGAACAATTAAGGGCAAAAAATAATGATAATGGGGGAAATCATCATGAGTAAAAAAATCTATATCAGTGCGGGGCATGGATTTAACGGCGACCCCGGAGCGGTCAATGGCAGTCGAAAAGAGTCGGACGACAATTTGGCGTTGTCAGTCGCGGTTGAACAGGAGGCGAAAAGCCGGGGTTATGCCACAAAAATGGCGCGGACAGTGAAAAATCTTAGCCCCGGAATCGACCGGGTTGCTGACGCGAAAAATTGGGGTGCGGATTGTTATATTGAGATTCACCGAAACGCAGGTGTTGCGAGTGCCAACGGGTTTGAGGTGTGGACTTCCCGCAATCCGTCGGCGGCTTCGGCAAAACTCGCGGAGGTTTTGTACAAGCATTTAGAGCCGCGCTGGAACTCCAACCCCAAACGCGGAATCAAGAAAAATAACGGCAATGTTGACCGTCTTGAAAGTCTAAATCCGCATATGCCGTGCGTATTGACCGAGCATGGTTTTGTTTCTAATTCGAGCGATAATGCTAAATTTGACAGTACGCTGATTGCTCAAGCGAAAGCGATTGTTGACGGGTTGGACGAAATCTACGGCAAGCAGTCGGGAAACGCCGATAATTCTGTACCGTTTTCGCCTTATACTGTGCGGGTTACGGTTGATACGCTGAATGTGAGAATCCGTGCGGGGGTGAATCATGCCGCGACCGGGGTTAAGGTCAAGTTTAAAGAAGTTTATACCATTGTTGAGGAAGCCGACGGTGCGGATACTGACGGGAAAGTGATTCGTTGGGGACGATTGAAGTCCGGTGCGGGGTGGATTGCTTTGACGGGGTATACTGTGAGGGTGTGAGTGTGGTGTCCGATTCGGACACATATGAGAATAGTAAAAGTCCGCTAAGGGTTACCACCCCGGCGGACTTTTTTGACACCCCTTTTGACACCCCTACTTGTTGAAAAAACAGCTTGTTTTGATAGAAAAAGTATAAAAACACAAAACACAAAAACCGCTCTAATTCCTTTTATAGAGCGGTTTTATATTGTTTTTATTATTGGTGTTTTAACCCACAGTCCCCAGAGTCGGAGTCTGGTGCGTTATCCATTACGCTACGAGCAGTTATTGCAGAGTATATCATGTAAACGGCGTTTTGTCAATAGGCGGAGAAATTAATTTGACCCCTCTTTTATATATTGAAACCGCTTTACGGTTTCGGGCTGGGCTCGGTAATTCTTGTATAATTCAGTTTATAACACAGATACTACTTAAAAAAGGGGTGGATTGCATGAAATACAACGTAACAGTTTCTGTAAGGGATAACATATCCGACAAAGAGAAATCCGACCGAATCAATCAATTCCGTCAATCCTTTGTCACCGCCGCTACGGATTATTACGCTCTTGAGAATAAACAAACTATGCCGCAAAAAGCGATGCACGCAAAACAAGAAACCGCTTGATAAAAGCGGTTTCTTTGTGGTATAATACGCACAGGACAGCGACCCCGAGCTGTTGTTTTTCGGCTGTAAAGTTAAGTCGGGCAAAATCAAGCGAGTGCTTGTACCTGTAATATATATACAGTCGTACTTGTAAAACTTGTAGAGGAGTAGTCAGAACACTATGAAAGAACTGCGAATAGCGACTTTTGCGCGGGGCAGTACAACCAAACAGACAAGCAAGGGAAAAGCAAAAAAAGCCGCATTGAACAGAAAAACGTCGGCAAGAGAAATTTCATTAGAGGACGACTTGCCGCTTCAAAAAGACTCGATTTGCGAGTTTATCAACTCACAACCGGAGCGTTCCAAGGGAATAAAATGGGTTATGACCGATTTGGAATACGTCGAGGCGGGCGTTTCGGCGTTTCATACTCACGTTTCTAAACGAAAAGGCTTGAATCAAGCGTTTGATGATGCTAAAGCGGGATTTTACGACATTCTTGTTATTTATAAGTTGGACAGATTTGGGCGGCGTTCGGTGGAAAGTCTAAACCACGCCTTGAAATTTTTGAAGCATTGTCGAATCTGGGTCGTGGACAAAAAGCGGGAATTCACCAACAACGGCGACGCCGATGAAATCTTGAATTTTATCGAGTTTTGGTCTGCGAGGAAGTCTTCGGTTGATACTCAAATAAGAGTGACCGACGCTATGCGGCTGATTCATAAGGAGGGGTACTGGACGGGCGGGAATCCTCCGTTCGGGTATATTAACCACCCGGAATTTTCGAATATGCTTCAGGTTGTCCCACATGAAGCCGAAACTGTCAGAGAAATCTATAAAATGTATACAACCGACGGATTCGGTATGTTAAAAATCGCGGGAATTTTGAACGAGAGCGGAATAAAAACAAAATCCGACAACGACTGGAACAGCGGGATTATACGGAAAATTCTGCGTAATACCGTTTATAAGGGCTACTTGTCATACGGAAAAACTAAAACCGCCGAGGGGGAATTTGGTTCGTATCAAAAATACAACAAGGACGGCGAGGAGTCGGTGAGCGACAAATACTGGAGCGAGTACGACATAGTCGGCGAGGAAACGTGGGCGAAAGCACAAAAAATACGGCACTCGCGCATTAAAACTAATTCTTTATTCGGCGGAAAAACGCCGAGCAAATCACAGACGGGTCAGGGCTTGCTTGTCGGGCTGCTGAAATGTGAATGCGGCTCAAACATGACCCGAGGTTCTTCCCGCGATTGGCTCAATCACAAACGCACCGAGAAAGGTGAATTGTATGGGACTTATCGTTGCCTGAAACGCATAAAAGCGGGTGCTGCCGCTTGCGGAGCCTCAAAAGGACAGTATAAATGCGCCGATTTGGACGCGATTGTCATTGAAACGGTCAAGAATTATATGCAAAATATGGTGACAGCCGATATGCTCTGCGAAATTAAGAAAAAATCTGCTCAAACAGATACAATTCTCGCCGAAAAGTTAAAATCGGCAAAGCAAGAAATTGAGCATTGGACGAAGGTCAAGAATAAATCCAACGATGAACTGCGGAAATTTTTGATTGGGGAAGCTTCCGAGTTTAACCGTGAACAGTTGACAGAATTATACGAGGAAGCGGTTCGAGAGTTGGAAAGAGCGACAAGAACCTATTCTCAGTTGCAAGCCGCGACTAAGTCTAAGACTCTTGATGAAGCCTCACTTATAAAGCTAAAACGGCTGATTGACGATTGGGACAGCATTTTCAGCAATGCCACTATTGAAATAAAACGGCGAATGATTGCCGCAGTCGTCAGCGAAATTCGCTTAAATGGTACAGATGTTGACGTGGAAATCGCGTTTGATTATGCCGGTTATATTGATTCTGTGCCGGTTGAATGA